AGGTGTAACCTGTAAGGCTGCACTAATGTGGGCTTGGGATAAGATCAAAGAAGAAAAGCTACGTGCTGAACCTCGTTTGTTTTACCATGACGAGATGGCATTTCAATCACACCCTGATGATGCAAAACGTGTTGGGGAAATACTTAAAGAATCATTTACTGCTGGTCCAGAACTCTTTGGAGTAACTTGTATGGATGGTGGTGATTATGTAATTGGAGAAAGTTACGCAGATGTTCACTGAAAATGCAGTAGTACTCGTAGATTCGGACTCAATATATTTTCGAATGGCGTGTGTTACTAAGAAACAAAAAGATATCAGAGTAGGTATTGACAACACAATGAGAGAGATCAAACAGAATTGTGGATCAGATAAACTACTTGTAGCAATTAAAGGAAGGGGTAATTTCCGAAAGGAGATATACCCCCTCTATAAATCAACAAGAAAGGAAATAGATGAAGATGTTAAGAAGGCATTAAACTATGGACATGATTACATTGTGGATAAGTACAGTGCTGTCATGGCTGACTATATGGAAGCTGATGATCTTGTTAGTATCTGGGCTAGTGAGTGTAGAGATTCTAATAGGGATTACGCAGTGGCTGGGATCGACAAAGATCTCCTACAAATCCCAGGAACCCACTACAACTTTGTCAAGAAAGAAATCCAAGAGATCTCTGAAGATACTGCTAATTATAAGCTTATGCTTCAATGCCTCACTGGTGATCGCTCTGATAACATTCCAGGAATCAAAGGCATTGGCCCTAAGAAAGCAGAGAAGCTTTTATCTGGAGTTCCTATGCAACGCAGGTGGAATAGGGTGCGAGCTGCTTGGCGAGCAAACAAAGCTGGAGATCCTGACGTTGCCAAGCGTCTACTAACAATGATAACTTCTTGGGAAGAATTAGATGACATTAAGAAACAAATTGAAAAGCATAAGTCGAAAGAACAAACGTCAGTTCATAGGGATACTGAAGACTGACATAGGGTGTACTGATTGTGGATACAACAAACACCCAGATGCTTTAGCCTTTGACCACTTACCTGAGTATGAGAAGCTTCATAATGTTGCTCGTATGATTTCGTGGGACAGAGATATAAGTGCAATCCTAGAAGAGATAGTTAAGACAGAAGTGGTATGCCATAACTGTCACGCTATCAGAACAGCGGAGAGGAGAAATGGAAACCCTATTCCAAATGAAACCATTGTCGGCAAACAGAATGTTTGTTCGGAAGAACAGAACAACCTTCAAAACAGCTGATTACAAAAAGTTTCAAGAAGACATGGCATTAATTCTCATAGGGTCTAAGTGGCCCTTTGAGGATAAACCTGTGCTGTTTATAGTCTATGCTGGATTATCTAATAGAGCATCTGATTTAGACAATATAATTAAACCATTACTAGATACATACCAAAACATATTTGAGGAGTTCAATGACAAAACTGTCCAAGGTATCATCTTACAAAGAGATCGAGTCAAGCGAGGAGGAGAGTACCTCTGGGTTAGAATTGCAGAAACAAAAGAACTTGAAGTGGGATTCAAAGCACTCAAAGACTCGAAAGAAACGTAACAACAATAGAGATATAAAAGAAGAAAGGGATTTCTGGTGAAGATAAATTGTGAAAGTTGTGGTAGCTCTGATGCAAACCATATATACAATGATGATAATCCAAGAACACACTGTTTCTCATGTGGAAAAACAGTCTTTAAAGAAAGTAAAAACAACATGAATGAATTAATAGATCAAGACGATATGATTGAAAGATCTTTTGGACCTTCAATGGAACAAATAAAAAGTTATCGAAGTTACCCTATTACTTCTCGTGGAATTTCACAAGAGATTGTAGATCATTTCGATGTTAAAATGTCTGTAGATGTGAATGGGAAACCAGAAGCACACTACTATCCTTGGACAGTTGATGGTAACATTGCAGCCTACCAAGAACGTAAGTTACCAAAGACTTTTAAAACTTATGGAGACTTTAAAAATGTTGAACTATTCGGACAACGACAAGCAACATCAGGATTTACGTTGGTCATCTGTGAAGGAGCCATTGATACTCTTTCAGTTGCCCAAGCATACAAAGAAAAGTATGGAAGAACATATTCCGTGGTCGGTGTTAGTACTGCTTCTGCTACCTCTTGTGCTTTGGCTCAAAGGGACTGGATAAATAGTTTCAAAAGCGTTATCATTATGATGGATCAAGATGAAGCTGGTAAAAAGATGACAGACTTCCTTGGTAAGATGATAAAACCAGGAAAAGCAAAGGTCGCAAAGCTACCAGAGAATGACGCTAACGAAACATTAATGAAACATGGTTGGAAAACACTGATAGAATGCATATGGAATGCACAGAGTTGGAACCCATCAGGCATTGTAACTGGTCAACCAATATGGGATCAGTTTATACAACGTCAAAACGTAGAGTGTGTTCCTTACCCTGATTGCCTCAGTGGTTTGAACAAGAAACTAAAAGGAATTAGGCATGGTGAGATTACTCTATTCACTTCTGGAACTGGTAGTGGTAAATCTACTGTTATCAAAGAGATTATCTTGGATCTCTTATCAAAAACCGATGATAGGATTGGGCTTATCAGTTTGGAGGAGAGCGTTGGAGACACGGCAGAGAAGTTTATCGGCATGGCCCTCAAGAAACCTCTTAATGAGGATACACAGCCATCAGAAGACGAGCTTAGACAGGGTTTTGATGAAGTATTTGGAGATGAAAGACTCGTCCTCCTAGATCATCAAGGTTCTGTAGGTGATGATAGCCTAGTAGATAAGATAGAATACATGGCTCTTATGGGTTGTAAGTATCTTGTACTAGATCACATTACTATTGCTGTATCTGAAGGTACTGATGGACTCTCAGGTAATGAAGCTATCGATAAGTTTATGTCAGACTTACTAAAGATAGTCAAACGACATAACATATGGCTAGGTTTAATCTCACACTTGCGTAAAGCACAGGGTGGTAAAGCCTTTGAGGATGGTAACATTGCATCTATAGATGACATTAAAGGTTCTGGTTCAATCAAACAGATCTCATTTGATATCATTGCATTCTCTAGAAACCTAGTAGCAGAAGATGACTATGAACGTAACACAGTTACTTTCAGAGTGCTTAAGTCTAGGTTTACAGGGCAAACAGGTGATGCAGGATCTGCCAGTTACGACACTAAAACTACCAGACTCTTAGCTCAAGAGGAAGGTTTTGATTACATAACTTCATAGGAGATTATATGTCAGCACTCCAAGAGATAGTTGACTACCTTGTTAATCGGGTAGATGGGGTAAGTCCAGCAAGACGAAGACCTCATTTAGCAGGTCTTCTATTGAGACTGTCCGTAAACTATAGTGAACGTATGGAAGACTACGTTCTTAAAAGCATCTCAATATTACAGATGCAATTTACAAAAGATACTAGCTCTAGTCCAGCAGGGACTACAACATTGACCAATGCTTCTACTAAGATAGGTCAGAGTGTTGGACGAGAGTTAGATCGGGAACCCCTACCTTGGGGTTCTCAAGTATCAATCGGTGATCTATTTATAGAAGCACTGTACAACTTAAACTTTATTGAGTTGTCGTATGCCAAGACTAGGAACAGTTGTCACGTTGTGTCAGCTGCCCCTCGTTGGTTTGAGTTAGGATCTATACCACCTAAAGGTACTAGCTTTCCTCTTGCTGCTACTACTACAGAGAAACCTAAAGACATTGTTAAAATGTTTCAAAGTATTAATGGAGTAGGAAGACCAGTTATTAAAGGAAGACTTGAAGGTGATACTATAAACAAGTACGCACCTTGGGTACAGGCAATCAATAAACTACAACAAACAGCTTGGACTATCAACAAACCAGTGTATGATGCAATGGTGCTTAACAGAGAAGTGTTTATATCTGAAGAACCAATAGAGGATAACGATGCTAAAGAACTTAAACGTAGAAGTAAGATGGTTGAGTGGGCATTCATATCAGAGAAAGCACGTAAGCTATCAGAGTTAGATGAGTTCTACCAGTACCTTGATGTAGATTACAGAGGTAGGTTCTACTACTGTGAAAGCTTTATGAACTACCAAGGATCTGATTTAGCTAGGGGTTTGTTTAAATTCAAACACGCCAAGCCAATGACTGAAAGTGGATTGCAATGGTTGGCAATACACACTGCATCTGTATTCAATATGTCATATGGGATAGATGAAATACCTGAGTGGTGTGTTGCAGATTATAAAAGTCATTTAGAAAGTGAAAGACTAGATAACATATCTGTGGATAAGATGACACTAGAAGATCGTATTGAATGGACTAATCAATACATGACTGAGATCAAAGATGCAGGTAAGCATCAACAGTTTTCTAGTGAAGCTGAAAAGAAAGTATCTTTCCTCGCTGCTTGTGTAGAATGGTATGAGTTTGACTGTGCGTTTAAAGATAATAGAATACACATGACCTCACTCCCCATACCTATAGATGGTAGTAACAATGGGTGGCAACACCTAGGGGCTATCTCTAAGGATGAACAAACAGGAGATCTAGTAGGTTTAATACCTTCTGAAATACAAAAAGATTTCTATGTTCAAACTGCAAAAGAAATGATCAACATCTGTAAAGATGAAAGACTTAGTTCTATATTGGCTGCAATGCCTATGAAAAGTATACGTAAAGGTATATCTAAACGTGGGTCTATGACACGAGCATACTCTGCAGGATCTAAAAAGATTGCTGAGAATATGTTCTTTGATTGTAAGTCTGAAGACTATCATACAGAGTATGGTATTACACAAGATGATTGCACTAAGCTGTCAAAGCTTCTTATAAAAGCTATTGATAAAGTATGTCCTGGACCTCTATCTACTATGACTTACCTACAAGACTTGTCCATGTATCAGCTAGGTTCCCATGTTAAAATAGATTCAGATGGGTATGAAGCTAATGCTAAGTATAGGGAGTACTCTCAACTACGAGATGATCTTATGAAAAAGAACTTTAAAACCGATAAAGATTTAGAGGAACTGAATGATGTTGTTATAAAACTAAAACAGTTCACAACTAGGTTAAAACATGGTAAAGGAGATGATAAGATTAAATGGAGTACGCCTTCAGGTTTTAATGTTGTTTATGAAAAATGGATAATGCAAGACAGAAAAGCTAGAGGACGTATCAAAGGCTATGGTAATAAGACAGGTCAAGTAACACACGTAGCCTTAGTGCCTACACGTATGCCAGATAGAAGAGGTTTCATTTGTGGTATGTCACCAAATTACATACACTCTATGGATGCTAGTCATATGGCTTTGGTAATATCAGAATGGAATGGTTGCTTTGCAGCTGTACATGATAGCTTTAGTACCCATGCATCTGATGTAGATAGACTATTAGACCTTACGAAACAAGTGTTCATACGTATGTATGACTATGATAATTACTTTGAAGTCATACGTAACTTCATAACAGATGCCGAGGATGATGTAGAACAACCTACTCTTGGCACCCTAGATATAAAGGAGATTGAAAACAGTGACTACTTCTTCGCGTAAATCATATAATCATTTAGCACTAAGAGGTGTGCAAGTTGATGATGAAGAATTCATATCAGATTGGAATTCTAATCCACTAACAAGAACACAACTAACAGATGATCTAGCATACACAAAAGATCTTATGCCAAGAGTAATTGATATTGGTATATCAGAAGATCTAGCCGCTGGAGAAATCGATGATCAAGCAGCTAAGAAAAGAAAGCATGATCAAATGAAAGACTACAAAGAGTTACTCGCTAAACGAGGAATGCTTAAATAAAAATTAAAAACCCCCAAGGTATCATATAGATATCCTTGGGGGTTTATTTTTTTTTAGTGAGCAAAGTATTGAAGTACACCCATTTCACCATTGGGGTATTTATATCCAAACTTCTTTATGTCTTTTGCCAATTCGATTTTATTCTTATTGGTTTCTTTAATCATAGCATTTAGTCTTCTGTCTGTGTCAAAATACTTTACCATGAGTTGTCTAAACTTTTTAATGTGAGCAATAGTAGGAACATCAGGTGGATTTATAATATCATAACCAACCTCTTTCATTTTTAAACGTATATCATTTGATATAGCAGATAAATCTAAATCAGTTTTCTTTACACCTTTAAAGTTATTCATTCTAAGATTAGCTAACTGACGTTTACCAGTTGTAGGATTCAAAGAAACTTTTAATAAATGTTCCATATAAATAGATTCATTAACAGTCAACCTGTTATCATCTCTAAGCATCTTAAGTCTATACCTTTCACGAGCAGCCTCTAAAGATTTCTTAGCCTGTTCTAAATAGCTCCAATTCATAGTAGCTTTTTCCCAGTTTTTATTAACCTCTTGTAGCATAACATGATATCCATTAGCATCCATCTTAAACGCATCATAGATTGTGTGCATATAAGGATTACCCCCTGACGCAGCCGACAGTTTCCTGAAAGACTCACCACTAGCTGTCATCATAACCACAGCAGCATCTACTGCTTGGATAGGAGCAACTGCAGAACCACCATATGCAAGTTCTCCTGGCATCGACTGTCCTTCTCTAGTCCTTGAAGCGGCAGCTGTAGCTTCCTTATTGTAAGTTGCAATGTTAGATGTTTCAAATTGATCTTGTGGTAAACTCATTGGGCTTAACCTGTAAGTGCTCATATCAGCATTGTCGTATCCAGTAGAGGACTCTCCACCAATATGAATCTGCATACCACTAGGGCCATAAATTATAAAAGGTTCATTCATCATTGCGTGTTCAGCAGCAATTGCTCTCATAATAGATCTAGCTTCTATAGGTTCTTTACCTAAAACTTCTACTATAGAACCTGCATATCTGTTATTCAAATCCCTAGCAATACCAGTAAGACCATCGGAATTTTTATAAACTTCTTCTAGGATCTTAAGATCATCGGCAAACTTTGTTTCACCTAATCGTTTATACTTTTCTCCAAGTAATGTAATAACTTCTTCAATGTATTTACCAAAGCTTTCAATTTCTTTTCCATAACCAAAAGTCATAATGGTATATTTAGCTAAATCACGATTAGCAAAAACTTCCATAGCTATATTATTCATTGAGGGTATAGCTTCATCAGGTACTTTCCAACCAGTTTGAATACTCTCAGAAGCAAGATCCATCAGTTGATCTCTCATGTCTCCAGTATCTAACAAGGATGTTCTGTTTTTCCTTAACACACCTGTTAAAAAGGAAGTGTCTGCCTTACCTAACATCATAGCATTACTAGCAGGGCCATTAGTTTTACCATCAATGTACGCATTAAGATAAGTACTGAAACTATCAGTGACACCATTCTTAAAATCTATATACTTTTTAAATTCTATAAGAGCATCCATGTATGCACCAGCATCATCACCGTTTTTCTTAATTAAACCTATAAGTCTTGCATCCTTTTCTGGATCTAAGTTAAAGTTATTAACCTTTGGAAAACTAGGATTGTTTAAAGACACACCAGCATTAATTGCTTCTATGATATTATTATAATCAGTGTCAGTAATTGCCATCAACTCTGTTAGTCTAGCCCCATACTCATACAATACATTTGTTTGCTGAGTTAAAAGAAAATCTCTTTGTTCTGGAAGATAAGTATCACCAGCTTGATTCAAAACTTCAGCAGTCTTATTATCAATTTGAGCTTGTGTTGTACCAGCTGCATATGTTTTAGGAACTAAAAGCATTGCAAACATCTGACGAACATTTCTTTCTTGTTGACTTCCAATTTTTATAATAGCTGGGTTAGCACCTCTTGTGACAAACCTAACTTGTTTTGAAGTTGTAGGGTTAAAATAAGACTGTTGAGGAGTAAGTCTACCTTGATACCCTTGTATGTTCCAAGATAAATAGTTTGCACTTTCATGGTTTTGGGTCATAGACCTAATCTCATTTGCCAATTTATTTCTTTTCATAGTCATGTTCTGTTCGACATCATACACAGCTTCTTTATCTTTCAAGCTAGAATCTTTTTCAAACCTTGTATCTTGCATAGTTTTACTAGCATTAAACTTATCTAAAGCAGTTTCACCAACACCATTAATTTCAGCCTCCCAAGATTGAACATCATCTTGAGCAAGAACATTTAAAGATGTTGCAAAAAGAATACTTAGACGTTGTTTATCTACAACATGGGCAATACTAGAAAGATTTTTTATAGCTTCTTTTAACATTACCCCCATGTCTTGTCCCTTTTTACCACCAGAAATATATCTAGCAACATTAAGACCAACATCAGTGTTATCTATTTGACCTTTAACTTTCAATGGACGTACTAATTGTCTTGGAAAATACTTCTGTCTTTCTGATTCTCCTATTCTTAAAACAGCTTCACCTTCAGGACTTAACACATAAGCCATTTGATTATCTTCACCCTTAACTCGTTTAACTAATTCAGGATTAGACTCAGCCCACAGATGTTTAAAAGCTGCACCTAATGTTGCTGCTTCTTGGTTATCTATTCTCCTAGCTTCTAAATAACTTTCCCCTTCTTTAGGACCACCCTGTTGTTCCATAACTGCATTTCGCATACGAACATATTCAAGATGTATCTCTTGACCAATAGCAGTATTAGCTGTTGTTTGTGTGATCTTAGGTAAAGTTTTATTTATTGCTTCTCCTTTTTCAAGTAAACTTTCTTGCCCCATAGTTTCTTGGAGAGCATCTTTTTGCTGTTGAGTTTGATTAGCTAATACATTCATTAACATATTCTCAGTAACTAATGAACCTACTTGGGTGAACAATCTATTGGGGGCTTTGAAACCATCTTCTTTTGTTATAACTGCATCTGATCTACTAATCGCTGCAAGTATATTACCCTTTGAATACTGAGCAATATTATCTGCTAACTGAGGTCCAGTTTCACCAGACTTAACAGCAGTATACGCAGATGTACCTAGGCCACTTAGTCCAAGACCTAATAGTCCTTGATCAACAGCATTGACTAATTTCTGACTACGAGTAGCCATGTTTCCATCCACAGTTACTCCAGAGTTATTAGGAGTATTCTTGAAAATCTTAACACTTGGAATTTTTATTAATGTACCATCTGGATTACGTTGAGTTTCAAGCCTATCATACAAAGCTCTTTTTTCTGCAAGTGTATTATCTTCTAATCTTTGTTCATAAGAAGGAACTACAAACCTAGGATCAAGAGCGTTAGTTTCTACAGGTTGACCAATAGCATCAGCTGCTTGTTCTGGAGTAAAGTTTTCAATAGCTTGACGTAAAGTTCCCTCAGTAGCAACATTAGAAACAGGGGCAGCTGTACCTTCTTGTGCTATATCTTCAGCAACTTTCTGAGCAAACAAATCCCCTTGAGGATTATTCCCCTCAAGGTTATTTATAATCATTCGCTCTTGTAAGTCATCTACTGGGGTAGTGTTAGCAGTAAGATTTAATTTACCCATCAATCATTCTCCTTGTAATTCCAGCCACCACCAGTTAAGGTACTTGCCACTCTTTTATTAGTATCTGTTAATGGCCCAATCAGAGGGGCTGATTTCAATCCTTGATATACAGCACGTTCAACGTCACCACCAGCAAGATTCATAGCAGCATCTCCAAGTCTACCAACATACCCTAGAGTAGGGCTTTCGCCAGTTGCTTGATTGTACAACCAATCTCCCATACCATTAGATCTTTGACCATATATAGGAGCTACCATATCTATTAATCGTTCACCTGTACCAGCTAAACCTGATGCAAAAACACCACGCCTAATATACTCTGGTGTGTCAAGATATGGATTACCTAATGTACCTTCGTTGTCATCATCGTCATCAAACTTTATTAAGTCTTTCATAGCTTGAGAAAAGAATCCTAAAGCTATCATAGTAGACATGAGGACAAACGTATTGTATTTCATCTGCGGAGTACCACGTTTAAGGTAGTCATTCCACATACGAGGTAATTGATTTGCTGTAAATGTAGATATGAAACCTTGGAACTGTGTGAACAAAGCATACCTAGGGTCTTGGTATAACAAAGGTCGGTTAGCTGCTCCTGGAATTGGAACTGTTTGATTGATAAAGTTAAACGTAGCTTCCTTTATTGACTGTTCCCAAAGAGCATTCTCTTCAGCTGTTAAGCTATTGACCCCACCCCTAGCATTCTCAACCTTGTATTGGATAGCAATAAATTGTTCTACTGGGATACCTAAAGCTCTTAGTTTTTGTTCAGCTTCTTGAGCTTCACGAGTAAACTGAGTATTCCTTTGTGTTCCAGAATTAGATTCTCTTTCTATAACTTCTCCAGTTTCAGGATCAAACAATGTAGACTCAGCATACTTAGTTTCCCCAAGTATCCTAGAGTTTATAGCTATAAAATCAAAAGCCATAGACCCACGAATAGCACGAGTGTAATCTGTCCATGCTGTCAAACCAGTTATCCTAAAGAAAGCTTCCATTGCGGTCCTTCTATTGTCATTAACTTCACTGACACCTGCAACTGTAGCAGCACCTACATCCCATTGGTAGTACCCAAGCTCTCGCATAACCCTCTCACCTTCAGTTCTAGGGTTTACTTGCATCAAGTCATCTTCAATACTCTCTTCAACTTTTTCTAATTGAGGTACAAATTTACCAACAAACTCTCTAACCATAGACTTAATGCTTCCATTGTCACCAAAGATTTGTTCATTAGTTAATGCACCTTGAGTCATAGCTAACTCAGGTAGAGATGAGAATGTAGCTAGAGGCAAAGCAGATAATGTCATCCAAAACATAGCACTCTTTTGGAATCTCATAAGCTTCTTACCAGCATCTGTCTTAGGTCTATTGTAGTTACCTGATACAGCTTCTAAAATATTTCTAACTTTAAAGGCAACTTTAGCTACATCTTCCCTAGACACACCTTCCTCTAACATTTGATTTAATAATTCAGAAACAATTTCTCCATCCTTACCTACATACTCCATTTGAGTTACATATCTAGCAGCAGACTTAGCTGCATTAGCTACATTGGCAAAGATATCTTTATTATAAAAATCATCAAAAGCTTTTAGTTCAGAAAGGTTCATAGTTCTTTTCCTATGAGAAGATGGATTCAAAGATCCTACATTAGACTGCATAGCTTCATCTAAACTATTTACTTCAGGGTTGTCTATGATGTTATCGATTATTGATTGAGCTTCTGCAGAATCTAAATTATTAAATTCTTTTAATAATGCTTCCTTAAACTGTGCTTGATTAGCTTGAACAGCTCCTTTATCTAATGACTTAAATCTGTGAAGGTAATTAGTTACATCTCCCATGTCAGCACCAGCATTTAACTGGTCATTCCTCATTTTCTCCCCTAATTCTATTAACTTGTTTCCAATAATAGATATTTCAACTTTGTTCTTAGTACCTTCAGGAATTAAATCGCTATTGAATCTACCTGTTGTAGGATCAACAGCAGCTTGTAGAGTATCATATACTCTTTTACTTATCTCAGCTTTATTTTTAGTACTGTGAAGACCTAAGAAAGATTTTAAACCTAGCATCTTATAAGCTTTTGCAGGTAAGGGAACTAAATTCTTATACTCAGTAACCTTATGATGTTGAGCCGCCTCTAATCCAGCTCCACCATGAAGAGGAGTTAACATTCCACCTAGCATAGATGACAATGCTCTAGAAGCTGCAGATATTTTATTAGTTTCTTTAGTTGCATCTGTAGTAGAACCTTGCCAAAGAGCTGATATGTTCATTAACTTGTTGATACCACGCTCTGAAAAAGGTTTGTTACCCTCATTCTTTATATGTTCTTCTGCAAGTTGTACCAAAGGTGTAACACCATCATCAGGTATTGGGATACCAGTGCCAACTAACATAGCATCATATGCCCTTCTAGATAAAGAACTCCTTTCACGTTTTCTATTAGCAATACTAGCTCTTACATTAGACAGAACTTGACCAATGCTTCTTACAGTACCATACTTTTCTATCTCTTGAACTTTAAATTTCTCTGTTTCACTATCAGAAATAGGTTCACCAAATCTAGCGGCAGCATCCATCCATCCAATTTGATTATTAATAGATCCTGGAATACTGAAAGTGCTACCTAATGCAGTACCAGCAATAGCTGCGTTAGCTAATCGATCTTGAAACTCTTCCATGTCAAATTCTTTTTCTGAACCTGCAACAGCAGCCGCATATCCAACAGCTTCCTGACCAACCTCGGTAAAGCCTTCAACTGAAGAACCTACACCAACACCACCTAGTAGTCTTTTAGCAGACGCACCAGCTGTAAGTTGTTTCTTTGCAATGCTTTCAGCTTCTTTTGCAAATGCACCTACACTTTGATTAGCCATCTCACTAATAATTTCTTTAGCTTCTTTAATGGTTACATCATTTCTTAAAGCATACTCTTTTGGAATGTCTTCTGCTATAGCCTTTGCTGGGTTCTTTCGGAATCCTCCAAGACCTTTAAGACCAAGCCTATCTAAGACTGACATAACAACACCAGCCCCAATGGCTAGAGATGCAGACTTACTGTCGTTATCTCCTTCCATCTCATTCCATGTCATACCTGCGTACAGCCCCATAGGAAGAGAGAAAGACAATCCACCAGTAGGAGCCGCAGTGATAGCTGCAGCCGCTGTAGCTGCCATGTATGGAAGCGACATAGCCATTACGTTTCCTAGGTATTCAAAGGTACTAGCAACACCATCAATACTTTTATAGTTATCTATAGTGTACCCAAACTCTTGCATTTTTAAGTTTTGTCTTTTAACTCCAGCTTCACCCCAAGACTCTAACCCTTCAATGCCTGTCCTCGCACCTGCCATATTAGCGATACCATAACCACTCTCACCAACACTCATCCAACCCTTACTCCAAGAGTCTGATATTGGGTTGAGAGATTTATTATTTAAACTAACACCATAATTTGATTCATCAACAGACCTAGTAAAATACTTGTCCATTTCTGATTCAGCTTGCTTACGTGACATACCTTTAGAGTTCATAAAATAATCAATATATTTCATACGTTCAGCTTCATTAGATAAAGCATCTCTAAATCCACGAGACTTAGCACCTTCCGAAAGTTCTGCATTTTTAATTTGATTTGAAGCTTTATCAAATGCATTGGAGGTGTACGTACCTTTTAATATAGATTCATTTCGTTCACGTTGAGCTTGAAGTACACGTACCTTATCTTCCTTTGAAGAAAAATCCGTAAGATCCATAGCCCCAGACTCTAATAACCTAGTAGTGAAACTTTCACCATTAGCATTTGTCAATTGAACCATTTGACGATTACTACCAACAGCTAATTTAGGAGATCCATCTGGATTAAACAGGGGCTTAACATTAGTAAACCCCTGTTCATTTGCTAGGTTAGTGATAATATCTGTAGTAGCCTGACCACCAGCAGTTCCTTCAGAGAGTCCTTTATTACCTAAATATTTAGATACCTCTGCGCTATTATACCCCTCAATCCGATAATTTGGACCATCAGGATTTTCTAATGTGTCTCCATCAAGGAAGCTATAATTAGTTCCAGCTAATGTATTAGGTTTATAGGCCATGATATCTTCACGCAATCCCATGTGTATCTCCTTATAATTTAGTACTCACTAAGGTGCAAGCTTATCTAAAATAAATACCATCATTCCACTTTGACGATCATTTTTCTTATTGTTCATACCTTCGTTTATATAAAACTGTTTATCACTTTGTGACATACTTTTCCAAATTTTATAATCAGATTGTTCCATTAGCCAACTTGAAAGATTAGTATCATTTAAATCTTTAATTTGATTATCTTGACCAATTTGTCTTATAGCATTTAGAAAAGACTTAACACTTGAGGGAGAAACAGGGCTACCATCTTTCAACTCAAAGTTAACAGAATCGTTTGTCTCAACTTGAATATAAGATTTTCTAAAATAACTATCAAGATCGTTAAGGTTTTTAATCTTACCAGACTTAAGATCATTAACAGCTTCAGTCATAACATTATTTAAAATCTCACCCATTGCTGGTTCAGAAATTTGATTCTTTATCATAAAGTTAACTGCTGATTTCCCAATTACATTAGGTGCAATTTGCAAATAAGCTCGGCGTTCATTTTTAGTCTTACCATCAGTTTGATTATTTTCAAGATTATTAAATTCAGTAACCATTTCACTAAGTCTTTTTGTTTGTTCTACTCTCATTTGATCATTTTCTTTAGTAGTTGGAACATACCTTGGATCTTCAGTTGTTCGGGTAAAATCTACAGGAGTAACACCATCTTCCTTAACATACATCATGTTACCTGTTACGGGATCTTTCATTTTTTGAGATATAAAACGCTTATTAGTTATAGTATCGTAGAATTCTTTAGGTGAACCCATATTAACAAGAGGTACTGATTTAAGAATTAATGAATTAGGATCTCTAGTTTTTCTATACAATGCTAAACTTGCTTTACTATACTTACCAGACATTGCAAGTTTTTGATACGTATTTTCTTTAGCGTCTGATCTATTAATGTATTGTTTACCTGCAAAAGCAAGAGCTTGATTACCAGACATACCTGTAGCACGACCACCAAGGTACATAATTGCAGCCCTAGCAAGTTCTTTAGTGTCAAATATATCTCCAAAGAAATCTTTCAAAGCACTCTTAGCTTCTGGTATTTCTTTTGGATCAGGTTTAGGTAAGTTATCAGGATCAGGATCAGATTTATTACTTCCTTGTACATCATCTAATTGTTGTAGTTGTGTAGTTAAACTTTGAACCATTTGTTTATTAGATAATTTGTTACTAGGAGAAACTTTAGCAGGGGGTGGAGTTGAGCTTCCAGTTATTTCTGCTACTAAAGCATCTAAAGAAGTTACCTTTTTAGTTAAAGCTGTTGTAGCTTCTGGAGATAAATTTAAATCAGTCCTTGATAGGATAGCTTGAATCTCTGCTTTTTCCTTTTCAACATTTGCAATATGTTTAGTAGCTAGTTGATCAAAAGAAACATTTGCCCTATCTGCAGACTCTTGTATCTGAGAAACAATAGGAGACATATTTTTCCTACGTATTTTATCAATCTCATTAGCTTCCATGTTTTTCTGAGTAACTTGTAAAGCATCTGTTTGATCTTTAATCTGTGCATCTAAAGATATAATTTCACTTACATCTGTAGAATTAGATTGTTTATTCTTTAAATAATTTATATTACTTTCAGCTTCTGCAGTTAAAAACTTTGTTTGAGCATCTTGTATAAGTTGATCAGTATCTATTGAAGCTGCTTTAGGTTCAGGAATTTTATTAATTTCCATCATTCTTTTAGAATCTTTAATTGATTCAGGTAAATTATCTGTGTAATTAGATAAATCATTCTTAACAGTATTAAGTAAACTACGACCAACACGTTTAGAATAAGGAACAACATCACCCATAAAAGTAGGAGGAGGAGAATTACGCAACCCATCATCAAGCCTTGGTGTAGGAATATTAGGTGGAGTGATAGGCACATTCATAGCTGGTACTGTAGACAGATTATCAAAATACGCATCACTGTTATTTAGATCTTGCTCTTCAGACATCTCACCATAGCCTACATTAGCTCCTGAAAATAAAATGTTATCAGACGCTTCTTGCCTATATCCTGGATTTCCTGTTTTTCTTGTTTCTAGGTTATAGTCCATAGGTATTTGATTGTTTGGGATACCACGTTGTTGTTGTTGGTATTCCATAAACTTTTGCATTTCAATTTGTTTTTTAAACCTAGCTTCATCTACACTTTGAGAAGACCCTTGTAATAACGATTCATCAGAGTTAATTTCTGGTAATCGTAAACCATCATCAGGTATTTGAGATCCGTTATTAGCATATAGCATAGGTATATTACCACCCATGTTTGCATACATCATATCTGAACCACAGTCACAAACCTTTTTCTTACCACAAGAACAAGCCTTACCGCCCATGTTAGCTGTCATAACCTTTTCTTCTTCTGCAAAATTAGTACTAAACTTTTTACCATCATACTCAAATGTTTTACCAGATCCTAGTTCTTGACGAGCTTGACTAAAAGCTTGACCAAAAGAAACAGCAGGAACATTATTGTTATTAGGGACAGTACTGGGATCGGCAAATACTGGGGGTGACTCTCTCATCTCAGGTATTGCACTTGTTTGATTAGATGGTGGCATTTGAATCTTTGGAGGTTCAGTTGGCATAACCATAGCAGATCCTGGAGTATTAAATTTATTAGCTTCTTGTAAAAACATTTCTGGAGAATACTCCCCATAGTTTTTTGGATCAGAAGGGTACTCTCCTGTCATAGTTATCTTAGCTGAACGTAAAGCATCTCTAGCTTCTTGTATAGAGTGTTGTGCTTTATTACCTGACCCATATCTACTTTCACCAGCTTTACGTAAAGTATCACCTACCATTACATCATAGGGTAGTGGAGCTGATGCAAATTCTTTTGCAAGTTCTTCTAATGCAAAGTCTTCATCTACATCCCCACCATTTAAATACTCTCCTAATTTAGGTCTTTTCTGAGTAATTAAATACATACCTGCAGTGTCTTGAAAATCTGGACTGAATACAGTATCCCCTGATACTCCCAAACCTTCCATAACTTCTTTAAAAGTTGAAGGTATCATTTGATATTTACCAACAGCAAATAATTTATCATCACCTTGCATATTTTGAGCTGCAATAATTTCATCAATAGTCATCTCAGATAATTTCTTACCATTAGAAACAGTTTTATTAGTTGATCCTATAATCTTATCACCAACTGTTCCACGATTACTTGAATCATATCCCCCTTCACCGCTACCTATGAAGTTCAAAAGACCTTTAAGACCTTGAACATTACCACCAATATTGTATCCTTTAGGTGGAATACCACCACCCATATTAACTTCCATAGCTTTGTTTTCGGCTGCACGTTGTTGTAAACCTGCACTATTCATTTGTTGTATAACGGGACCATACATCTCTGTTGCTTCTTTGTTTAATACAAATTCTCCAGGAGTAAGCATAGCAGGTACAGTATCCCTATTAGTTGGATCTGTTTTATCAATCATGTTGTTCTCCTAATTATGCAAATAAAGCAAGAAATGGTCCAATACCAGGAATTGCACTGAGTGCAGCAGACGATGCAAGTTTTTTCATACCTGCACTAACACCTTTATTAGCTGCGCCAAGTAATAATTTATCTTGAATTTCTTCAAGTGGTCCACGACCTTGATTAAATTGAGCTTGTTGCATTTGACGTTGACGTATTTGTTCTTCAGGTAACATAGTCCTAGCAACTTGGCTAACACCACCTACATTGTATCCTATAGGTCCATCCTTAGTCCCCATATTGTATCCTACAGGTTTCTTCATGCTTCCCATGTTGTACCCTAAGGGTCCACCCATATTAAACCTAGCAGTACCTGTTGGAGCACCTACGTATTCAGTTCCATTATAGTTTTTTGCTCTTTCATCAGCAGCTTTTTTAGCTTTACCTGCATAATCAGTAATACCTAATGCGTCACCAGCTTTACCGAGTACATCCCCAAGAGCACCAAAATTACCATATCCATCAGAGCCTCCTCCAGT